CACTAAAATCATTGCTGAAAATGGGTTGCTTTGCACCCCTATCAATGATTCCTATATTATCTCCTTGCTCTTTTAAGTACAAAGAGCCTTCAGGATAATAGAGTGTTTCATCGCCTATGTTTATGGCGATAAGGTTGCCCAGTTTATATATTTTAAGCATATTTTTGAGAGTTGATTAATTATAAATTCGTGTAAGTAAAAGCTTTTTCTTTTACATATCCGTATAAAAAGATATCCCGTCAAGCCAATAAATTTTATTTAAGGCAGCGGTGGGGTTCACCCATATCTCGCCATTGGTATAAACTGTAGCAGCAGCGAAAATATACGCATCTTCAGTTATAGCAAAGTTTTTAATTTGAGATGGGCGATACCCTATAGGCAAGGTAGCGACAATATTTGCCCCATTGTTTTGCATTTTTTGCGCTGCGCCACTTAGTTTTACAAGCCCTTGCTTGTTTTTTCTGTACCGCACGGGTGAAACCTCACTAAACTGTACAGGTGTAAGGGAAAGCGTTATAGGGGCTTCTATACCCGCAACTACGTCTGAGAAGCGCGCAGGAAGATGCGCACCTCCCGCGCCTATGGTAATATAATCGCCTGTAACAGGGATAGTCGAGGCTGCTTGCGCCAAATACGTTTCAAATATATTCGCTGTGCCTCCGCCGAAAAGCGGCCTAGAATCTGTAGGCGTATTAGACAAATAGCAGATGTATTTCGGGGAAGTAAGGTTTAGACTCGCGATGGCAGGCAAGGTGTGAAGTTTGCCGTTCAGCAATACGATACCTTCCGAAACCGCAAAATTAGGGAAGGCAAGGGCAGTCAATACACAGCCGCTCACCACAAAAGGCGTGTTAAAATCAGTCAATAGCTTATCTATAGCTTCGCTGTAGGCTTGCAAAGTAGCTAAATCGTTTATTTTCAAATGCGTACCGTTGCCTGTAGGTACGGTACTTTCTGCGATATATCTTTTCATAGTTTTTTAGAAAGTCAAAATAACATATTTCTTGCCTGCCAACTTATAGCGTTTTATCAGGCTGCTCAATAAGCTTGCATCATAGACCAATGCCGTAGGCAAGTTTACTGTAAAATCATAAAGCAAGGTATTGTTTTCGCCATTGAAAACGAACACCTCTGTTTCGATAGTCGGACCTTGAAAAAAATACGTTTCGTTATTTTCTACAAAAATGCCATCTCCATTGAAAATGAACACTTCTTGCCGATTGCCTTCGCCTATATAAATCCTGCGGAGCGTAGCATCAAACGCATCATTCAGCAACCGCTCAAGCGAAATGACTTGCCCTGTAAAATCTAATTGATAGCGTTTATCAGCCACAAACGACACAAACGCACTGTGCTTCGTGTCCACAGGCGAGAGCAATGCCGATAGCCACCCTATTTGATTCGGTTGTCTAAGAAAAGTAGGCAGCAAATAAGTTATCAATAAATGAAGGTCCCAAGCGTAGTCATTCATAAGGCTTTATTTTTAGACAGCGATATAAGTCAAATTGTAATAGGCAAGGTCGAGGCGCAAATAACCCGCTATAGTTTGATACGCGCTATTCAAAAGGGTATCTGTTGCGCCTTGGATAGCCCGCATAATGGCGGTGTCTTGATTAAAATTGACCACGCCTACTGCATCATCTATTGCATCTATGAGTTTGTTTTTGTAAAACTTGCCATCAAAAGGAATGGCAAACAAAAAGTTTTCTATAGCCGTTTGCACCCGCGTTTGTATGTCGGATAGCAAATACTGCCCATCATATTCTATAGTAGCGGTGAGGCGAAGCAGGTCAGCAGGCAAGGAGATGACATTGACCAACGTACCTGCACCTTTCATTTTGTTCAAATAACTTGTAAAAGCTACTATCTCGGCAGGCAAGAGGGCGGTAGGCGAGGCGGGCGTGCCTTTCGCTACTTTCATATTCAAGATATTACCTGATTCGGTCATAGAGGCAAGCGTTACAATTTGCTTGCCTACATCTATGACGCTGTACGGCTGATTGTCGGGCAATTGTTCTACCGCATCGCCATATTGAAACTTCTTCGCTATGCCTACAAACCAGACTGTAGTTCCCCAAGTAGCCAATGCGATTTTCGCTTCTACTTCTGCTACAAAGGCATCTTGTAACTGCTGTTGTACCAATAATACCGCCGCTATCGTATCAATCCACAGCAACCAAATAGCCGTAAGGCTGGGCGAATTAAGTCCTGCCAAGTCTAAGTTTGCATCTTTCGCCGCTATGATTTGCGTTTTTATTTCCTGAAGCGTATTTGCCATAAAGCGTAAAAATCTTGAAAAATTTGATAAACGCCTGCTACTAAAATAAGCAGAAGGCAAATAACATAAATCCATTTTCTTGAACAAGCCCGCAGGTCGTGTTTCTCTAACCAATCGTTGAATTTGCTCATTTTTTTAATCAAATCGTTTGTATTCGTCTGCTTTTTCAATTACATTTTCAAAAACGCTGTCATAATTAAACGTGCCACTTTGTGTGAAGGCGAGCCAAAAATCATACTCACCTATAGCACCTTCAGGATAATTACCTTCATCATCAGGCTGCAAATAATCGCCTTGTGCATTTACTTTTGTAGCGTTTGTGGCGGTTAATTTTTTACCTTTTAAGGGTTCTTTGAATGAGTCAATAGACGCTCCTTGTGCATTATAATAATACACAATGTAAAAAAAATGCACTTCTTGAGTTTCAAAATCAAAACCTAAATAGCATACAGCCACTTTGCGCTGTAGCCCAGATAATTGATGCGCTGATATCGGGTATTGTCTCATAGTTTTATATTAAATTTAATGAACTAATTACAGTTGGCATTACTGAATATGTGCCTGAAGTGGCTTTATTTGATATAGCACTTATGATGCTACTTGCGTTTAAGTTGTTTTGGTCTAATGCCGTGCAAGCTGTTTGCAAAACACTGTTTGCAATTTGTACTTTGAATTGTACACTACCCTCTCCCGATAAAAACCAACTTGTACCTGATGCTTTAATTGTGCTATCTGTTATCTGCAAAACAACAGATGTTATACGAGTGCTAAAGAAGTTAGTGCAATTTATTCTACAGTTTTGAATTACATATTGTCCTCCTGCCCCACCATCTATACCTCCTACTCCCGTTGTAAAATCTACACAAGTTATTCTACAATTAAAAAGCTTAAAGCCAGCGCTTGCACCATAAGTCGTAATAAGACCTCCGACTGAAGTAAACGTGCAATTTTCATACGTTCCATACATATAGCCTTCCCCTGCAATCGTAAAATTGCAGTTTTTGTAGAAGTTAGAAAAAGCCGACAACACATTAAGCGTCATATTTTCTATGCTTTCAAATGCAGTGCCATTGCCTGTGATGCTTATAGCACCTGTTATTACAGCGTTGCCGATACCTATTATCCTACCGTAATTGCAACCGTTGAAAGTTGTATTACTAATAGTGCCATTCAGGGTAGCGTTTATGAAAATAAAGGTTCTGTTTGGAATGTTTCTGCCTAATGCTATATTTTCTGTATAAGTACCGTTATAAATAACAATAGTATCTCCACTTGTAGAAGCTGTAACAGCCGCTTGTATGGTGAAGTAACTAAAACTTTGGCTACCTACTATAGCTGTACTATCGTTTCCGTCTTTAGAAACAAATAAAACTCTCCCTACCTTTCCATTAAGCGAAGTTAAAAGGTTATAATTTGCAGATGCTATCCTGCCTTGAAAAGCATTTGCACCCGCATTAAACCACAAATCACCATTTGCGGTAGGCAAGGTATTGTTGCCTAAAGTAATACCTTTGCTGTATAGCTGTTTTTCTGGCCACGTCCATGCGAGTTCTAATGAGCGCGAAAACGCACTCCACCACCTGCGGGGGCTAATAAATTTATTGGATACAGTAGAAGATTCGAGATTTCCTTCTACCACACTCGCTTCTTCATCGTAAGCGAGGAGGCTATCTACGATGTTTTGCTCTAAAATCTTTAATTCAGCCCCCTTTGTTTTAGTAGGATTGCTCCCCCCGTTGTCTTTTATATATATTGCTATGTCCTCAGTAAGTTGAGCCTTTGTCCGTTGTGCCATGTTAGTTAAAATCTAAATAATCAAAATCTGCTTCGTCAAAATCAATTACGTTTATCATTTCCGCCCCCGTAGCCACTTTCAAATTCCTTTCCTTGAAATATTGTACCACGTCTTTATTCAAAACCTCGCCTACTTGCAAAACCTCGCCTACTTTGAGCAAGCCCGTAACAGACTTACCATTGCGCAAGGCGAGGTCGACAAGTCCTGCTACAGAGCCATACGTCTGTATAGCTATGTCCACAAGGCTTTGTCCATCTATTACTGTAGTAGTGGTCATACGTATTCGGCATTTATCTGTAGTTTTTCATTAAAAGAGATACTATTTACTTTCAGTCCGTCTGTTTCGAGAGCTTCCTGCATATCGGCTTTGACTTCAGCAAAATAAGCATCTTCATTTTTCAGGCGTTCTATGTCCGCGCCTAACAGCGGACTCGCACGCAGACTGCCTTTTGACAATAGCAAAAGTTCTTCTATGTGCTGTCCTGTGCTTTCGCCTATCACGAAGTCGCCATTTTCAAATAGCAAGTCGAGGGCTTCATCAAGCAATATGTCAAACACTTTCATTTTTTATCGGTGGAAGTGGGCGTAATTTGCGCCATCGCTTTGAGGTGCTGTGCGCTAAGTAATTCAAATAATTTATCGAGCATACAAGGTATTATTGTTTTATTTTCGGGTTTTTTCGATGAGGTCGTTTGTGGGGACACAAACAACGGCTGCGCTGTAAGCGTAAATCAAAAATATTCCTAATTATTGTTTTATTTTCGGGTTTTCTAATTCTGATTCTTGAGTAACTGTGATAGGTTGCGAAGTAAAAGGCGCGAGGGCTATTTTCAAAGCGGCACCGCCATCACTCGGCACAGGCACCCACGTAGTAAGCAGGTTTTTGAGGGTATTTAATTCTGTTTCCAACTTTTTAATTTTAGCAGTGAGCGGCTTGAGTTTGACCATACCGCCTAATTCGCCTTTATTAAATATTGTTTTTTCGCATTGTATTTCTATACTTTCCACTTCTGAAAACATAGCTATATAGTAAGCAGAAATGTTGTCTATCTTGCCTACCAATACCGCACTACCCACCGCAGGAAAAAGCACCATACCTTTGTCTTGTTCGTCATCTACCGCCCGTAGGCGTACTTCTTGCAACACGATTTCAGGGTTCGCTACAAGGCTTACCGTACACAATACCTTTTCTTTGTCTATACTTTCCACTTTCCCAATCATAATGGATTGGGAAGCGAAAAGCACTCTCAACCCTTCTCTTATTTCCTCATAACTACTCATAGCCGATTATTCGTAATGATTTGCCCTATTTCAATTTTTCTATGAAAGCCACCTGTTCCCCAAGTAGTCGTAACTTTATCTATCAAATACTGCTGTCCTTTTCGTTCTTGATAGCGTTCATCATACAAAGCCACTGCGCCTGAATGTTTCGGAAAAGGCACCCCAAACGCATCAAATGTGCCGCTATAGCCTTCAAATTTTAGGAGGTTCAATTTGCTTTCTGCCCACGCTTTTAGTTTCGCTTTGTCGGGTTCGTTGTAGGTATGCAAAGTGCGCGTTTCGCCTTCTGTATCGCCTACTTCTACTTCTATTTTTGTATTGTCTTTAAGGATAGAAATAGCCTTGACTTTTATTTTCATATCCTCTTTTTTGTGGTAGGCAAGGTCATCAGTACCGCCTATTACGTTGCGCTGAAAATAGTATTTCAAAGGTGTATAACTATCAAATTCGCTGTACGGCAAGCCTACAAACAACGTCTTGCCTCTGAAATAGGCACACAGCCCGTAATGCTCTTTGAGCTTTTGTAACAGTTGTGCAGGGGTAATTTTATCCATGATAAAATTGCTTAATAGCACATCTGGTATTTTGTCTGATAGGTTGCTGGCAGGAAAGTATTTTTGCAAAATGCCTTTCAAAGTACCGCTATAGGCACCACTTATGGCAGGTTGTCGCTTGAGATTATACAATTCATCTTCACACACGATTTCAAAAGGCAGTTTCGGTTTTATTTCACTGATGTAGCCTGTAAACTCAAGGTTATTTTCACTATCGTAGCCAAGCCACACACTTACAGGCATTCCCGTTTTAAACTTATCTTCAAAAGTAAAGGCTTGCTGTACTTTTCTATTGTCTATGGTCGTAATGTCGGCTATACTCAATACAGCTTTTGTAGGTAGTTTGAGCGTGCATTTGTCGCTCAATTCCTTCCAACTCGATACAATCTCTACGTTGTGCGCAAAATTGAACACGTATTTGTCGATTTGTATCTGGCAAGTAAGTAAGAAGCTCATACGCCTATTTTTATATTTTTAGCTTGTGCCAACGTTGGCACAAGCTACCTTGTTTATTTTTTAGGATTCGAGGCTTTTTCCTCTTCTTCTCTTACCCATTGCAAGTCGCGCCACAGCTCTATTTTTTCGTTGTCTTTCATACGGTCAAATTCGCGCGGCGAAACGTGCATATAGTAAATTACTTGCGCCCGCATTTTGCGAAAAAAGGAAGTCTTGTTTCCTATTTTCTTTTCCTCAATTACTTTCCCAGCTGTGCGGTGGCAGTCGTAATCAGTCCATCTACGTAAGGCATCATGGCTATCAGCACGTCCTCGTGGTCGCTAAAAATAGCCTGTCCATTGATAGCAAAAGCGTTCAGAATGATTTTGCTATACGCAAACGCATCTTTGTTTTCTTGCAATTTCTTGTTGGCAAGTGTAAGCGTAGCAATTTTGTTCGGAATGTTGCGCTTGAAATAAAAGTGCAGGCAAGGCAGAGCCTCTCCGTTTTCGTTTTCCTCGTCGAGGGTTACGGTTATTTTACGTAATTTGCCGTATTGCTTTGTCCATTCGGCTACTTCCGTTTCGGAAGGGTTCGTATTCGTTTTGTTATTAGTTTCCATTGAGAGATGAAAGATGAGGGTTGAGAGGTGAGGATTTTTAAGACACGTTGAATATAATATCGCCTATGTTGAGCGGCATACTTACGTCCATACTGTCATCGTCTTGCTTCATACCTTTTTCGAGTTCGGTAAATTCGCAATCTTTGAGTATGTCCGTTACGATAACGCCTGACACTTCGTCAATATAAATGACCACCACATCAAAGGGCGCGATGTCTAATGGGTCCTTACCCGCAGGCAAGGAGCGTTGCAAAGCTTCGAGTTCCGATTGTGGCAATACCATTTCGCCTTCATATTCCTTGCGTCCTACGATTTTTGCGTATGGCTTTTTTTTACCCAATACGTGTTTGTTTTTCTTTTCTTGGGAAACTTTATATTTGATTTCGGTAACGGCTATAGGGCGACCAAGTGCGCTGACTTGTACGTCCTTGCCTGAATATTCTCTTGTCATTATGCCGCAGGGTTGATGAGTTCGATGGTAGTTTCAATGTTTTTTGCAATGCCGAGAGGCACTATGGATAGCTTGACCACGATTTTATTGGTCGCTAATACGTTTTGCGCGGGGTCAATCGTAACTTTCGCGCTTGAGATTTCACGCGCCCTGGTAGGGTTCGGGTTTGCCAACATTTCGTTTTCAATAGCGCGTTGCAATTCGTTTTGAAGCGTTTGCACGACTATAGTTTCGAGTTGCCCTGTCGTGGCATCTACTAATACCTCATCATTCAAAGACTCGACATAAGTAATCACCGCGATACGGCTTGCCTTATTCATCACACGATTGAACACGATTTGCGAATCAAAACGGGTTTTGTCTGTGCAAGTGTGGTCATCATTAAAGAATGCCCCTGCTTTCGAA